ATGTTCCTTGGCATTGCCATCGGTGTGGCGGTTGCAGCGTGTGTGGTGGAGATTGTGTACGATCAGGATTTTCACAGCCTGTTCCGTCGCTGGAAGAGCACACTGATATTCGGTGCGGCGGCGGCGATTGTACTCGCCTGCATGGCGATGGATGTCACGCACTGGAACAGCACGCTGCCTGACCGGGAGGACATTGTCGGCGCGGATCTGTCGGCAGATGATCCGTCCTGGAGCTGCGGTACAGATTATGAAAACGGTTGCAGGGTGTACACCAGCTTCTCCATTCTGGGTGTCCCGGTGGAACGGGAAGAGGAATCGGAAGAAGCAATTCCAAGCCTGCTGGAGGAACCGGAAAACATAGATGCGATTTATGCTTCGGCATCCATGGGCGCACAGGCGATGCAGGGGGATCGCAGTACCGTCATGGATGGAACGTGGAGCTATGACGTCACATTCCAGTTAAAAAACGGAAAGATTTTCCGTCGCAATTATTACATGCCGTGTGAAACCGACCAGATTGCAGAGAACAGCACGAAAGTACGCTTTTCTCAGGAATATCTGAATGCACGTACAGCAATTGCACGGGCGGAAAAGAGAAAGCATCAGATTACCTTCCTGATGGTCGGCAACTATGTTGATGTTGGCGATATCAATTCGACGGGCAGCGGAAAAAAGATCAGCAACCAGAGCACGATCATCGACATTCTGGAAACACTGAAAGCGGAGTCCCTGTCCATCACACAGGAATATGCCGAAGCGCATGCACCCGTTGCGATCCTGCGTGCTGCTACACAGGATCTGATCGACCAGTGGGAAGGCGTCAATATAGACCTCTGGGACTGGTCTACCGATCAGGATGGTATATACGACATCCCGGTGTATGAATGCGAAACACGGACGCTGGCGCAGCTCAGGCTGTACGCGAAAGGCTTTGCCCCCGGCTTTGGAGATCAGAAGGTCACAAGTGTTGTTTCGACCGTTTACGACGACGACGGTACAGAGCATGAGACCGTCTATACTGAGCCGGATCAGATTGCCGAATGGAGCAAAAAACTCGTGCCCAGTTCGTTTGATTCGGTCATCGATCCGATTTACGGTCTGGATTATGAAAGCTATGTTGTAAAGCTGGCGGACGGCACAAGCGTTCAGTGCACCGCACATCAGGAGTCCGGCGCGGAGCGTGAGGGCGATGCTGCCAGCAGCACCGGAGTCGGCATCATCGGCGGAACGGATGGCCCGACCGCTGTCATAGTGACAACTTCCTTTGGTTCGCCCAAAGCAATCGTGGCAATTATCCTGCTCACGGTGGGCATCATCGCGGCTGTTGCGGCAGCCTGGCTGATTCACCGGCGCAGAAAACGGCAATAACACTGTGTAGTCAGAAACGACGGCAGCACCTGTGCATACGCGCAGGTGCTGCCTGCTGTCTGCGGAAAATCAGGGCGGAATACGGTTTATTTCCAGAGAAAACCGGAGAAAATGACACAATTGTTTGGTACAACACTTTACAAATAGTTATAAAACCAGTATACTATAAATACCAGACGCAGCCCTGCACGGCAGTGGTATGCGTGTATGCTTTTGAGAGATGGAGCAAACATCAATGGCAAGTGACTTTTCCCGTACTTTGGCGCTGCTGCGCCGCGAAAAGAGAATAAGCCAGCGGACAGCCGCCGGAGACCTTCAGGTTTCACAGGCCCTGCTCAGCCACTATGAGAATGGTTTGCGTGAACCAGGTCTCAGCTTTGTTGTACGCGCAGCTGATTACTATGGCGTCTCCTGCGATTACCTGCTGGGGCGTAGTATGTCGCGCGACGGCGGCACGGCACTCGCACCCACTCCGGCGGAGGCCGGGGAGGACGAGGCGGACAGCGCAGTGCTCAACAAGAAGCTGGTTGCGGATTCCGCATGCGTCCTGCTGGATGCCGCGGCAAAATCCGGCTCACAGCAGCTGGTGGACGAGCTGACGACCTATCTTTCAACAGTGGAGTACAAGCTGTTCCGCTATCTGTATGCGGCGGACAAGTCCAACCCATCGGAAGCCTTCCGCACCGATGAGGATCGCTTTGACGCGCTGTGTGATGCACGCATGAAGCTGACCGAACTGCGCATCCGTTGCGCGGCGAACGGCGGCGGTGCGCTTGGCCTGAAGCAGGAGGATGCGGAGCTTCCTGATCTGTCGCTGGCGGCACTGCCGGATGATTATCCCGGTCGCGCGGAGTCACTGTTGCATGTCCTGCAAAGCGTTTCTGATTCCATTGAAGAGTTCGATCAGACCACTCGAAAAAAGAAGTGAGTCGAATGAAAAAAGTTTTTCAAAAATTTTTGAAAAAAGTGTTGACAGATCGAATGCTTCATGATAATATATAACACGTCGCTGAGAGAACACAGCGGACGACAAAGGCGCGGCACGCTGGTGTAGCTCAGTTGGTAGAGCAGCTGATTTGTAATCAGCAGGTCGGGGGTTCGAGTCCGTCCACCAGCTCCACTTTCTGCGATCAAGTGAATATGGGAGGTTTCCCGAGTGGCCAAAGGGGGCAGACTGTAAATCTGTTGTCAACGACTTCGGTGGTTCGAATCCACCACCTCCCACCAAGCTTTCAAAGCCCGAATCGTAAAGATTCGGGCTTTTTTCTGTACTTTTTTCGGTTGTGAAAAATTTTGAGCTAACTATCTATTGGCTGTTGTTGCCTGCTTTTGGCTCTCTTTTGTCGTGGTTTTTGTCGTGGTTGGCAGCTTCGATTTCTGTGCGCATAGCGTCAATATCTGCATGTACATATGTGCCTGCCGTGACGTTGATGTCCTTATGACCCAGGATCTGCTGGATCGTGTAAATGTCCACCCCGTGACGGCGAAGGAACGAACCGTAGGTGTGCCGCAGCTCGTGCGAGGTGCATTGCAGTTCCGGCGGGAGACCTCGCATAAATTTCTCTAGTATATCGGTCCACTTGTCAGGCCTGCGAAAATCTCCAGTGCGGGAAGGGAATATCCAGATTGATTTCTTCGGCTGCTGCCGGAGTACGTCCAAGGCTTTTCCGTTCAGCGGGATCGTGCGATAGGACTGGAATTTTGGGGGATTGACGCTGCATTTCCCTCCGCTCTCTGCAATCGCACGGTTCACGGTCAACGTCTTTTCCCTTAGGTTGATATCTGTCCACTGCAGGCCGCACAGTTCCCCTCGACGCAGACCGGTATTCAGCAGCAGGATGATCTCCGGGCGCTTGCCTTCGGCATATTGCTCCAGAAGATCTATTTGCTCGTCCGTCAGAGCCTTCTTGTCGTGTTTTATCTGCTTGCTGGTATACTTGATGTGCTTGACGGGGTTGCGCTCGCACAGGTCATTCTCAATGGCCGTATCAAAGATTGCCGACAACATAAAACGGTTTTTGTTCAAGAAGGACTGCGATTTGTTTGCCTTGATGGAAAAGTATTTTTGGACGTCGGCCTGCGTGATGTCACGCAGCTGTCTGCGACCGAAGTAGGGGATCATATGATTGTAGACATACGCTTCGTAGGTCGACCGATATGTTGCGTCGGATACAAATGGCTGTTTGTATACCTCAAGCCATGTTTCGGCCCATTCCGAAAACAGGGCGGATTTACGCACAGGATCGCCCAGATTTGATTTTTCTTTTGCCATCGACTGTTTATATTCCTCGGCCCTTCTTTTTGCGTCAGCGACGCTCTTCGCGGAGTAAAAAGATTTTCGGATAGGCTTTCCGTTGCGATCACGTCCTATTGTGACCTTGATCTCGAACGTGCCATCCGCTCGTTTTTGTCGTTTTCTTGCCATGGTTTATTTCACCTTCCAATTGGAACAAATGTTCGATTGCACGGGTAAAGATTTGCCGCCCCGCAGGGCGGCGAGCACTTCTTGAGTTGTAACGAATCAGTTTTCCTTCACTTCATATGTAGCTGCTTTATAGGTGACTATCTGTCCGTCCGGTTCATCGGAATCGTACTGAACAACTTCAACGTCATGCTGACCAACGGAAAGTGCATTCCCTGAGAGGTCGAGAGAGATCTGGCTTTCTCCAAGCTGCTCTTTTGTGTTCAGCATGCCATCCACATAGATGTAGGAGAGATGTGCGCCGTCGAAATCTATGGTATCCAATCCGATCTGAATCAGGATATCTTCATCTGACACAAACAGAACAGGAACAACATCGTCTTCGGATGTGCCGGATGCTGTGGAAATATACATTGTACCAGCACCGGTGTCAGCATAATCACCTTCCGGAAGATCCCTTTTGGAAACCGTTTCCGATGCATCCTGCTGCGAGCTGCTGGTTGCTGCTGATCCGGCGTTGTTATCAGGCTGTTCAGTTTTGCCTGCACTGGATCCGCTGCAGGCCGACAACATGGATATTGCCATCAGCGAGGCTACGGCAATTACAAAAAATCGTTTCGTCATTTCAGATTCCCCCAATATTCAAATTAAATAGTTTTATTCTTTCCGTAAAAAATTCTGCCCTTCCTGAGGTTTTGGCGATATTGGCAGCCGCCCTTAAGTTCCGGATCAGGCTGAATGCATTTCAGATTATCGCTACACTGTAAATAACGCGAGCAACATCCGAATTGTTCAGAGCTGTCAAGCCAACATTTCTCGTATACGTCAACAAGTGCATCTTGGAATTGTGTGATGTCAACCTTTGACAGCTCTATTCGTTTCCACGGCGTCGTAGCCATTTTCTGTAGATCAAGCGAAGAAAAACGTCGCTGAATTGCAGATGCAATATATAGATAGACCGTTTGTTTTCCTTTCACTGAAAAGCACGGCTTATCAAACATTGTGATTGCTGCATCAGTATCTCTGTTTTTATAACCTTTCACGCAGATTTTTGATACATCATATCCCTCGTCTGCCTGAAGAATTAACTTTTTAATTTTCTCGCAGAGAAGCTGTGCTTCGGTTTCGTTTTCATCTTCATCGGCGGAATCATAGGTATCCCAGAAATCAAGCTCATTTACAATCATGATGCGGTTGCCTGCTTTTCGCAGGGATACGGCTTTTTCAACTTTTCGGCCATAGCAATTAAACATCCAACATGGATTGCCTTCATTGCCGACGATCAGAAAATCAGTTTTCTTTGTGACGTTATTGTTGAAATGACCACCGCGTTCTGTAATCATTTCTGCGATTTCATCTCGTTTTGCACGAGATGATGTGCCGGTGAAACAAAACGTCTTGCCTTTGATTGATATTTCTGGTTCACGAGCGCAGATTCCATCAACTGCATATTTCTCCTGAAGGTGTTCAATTTCAACCTGAGAAATATTCATGGAGTTTCTGGTATCTACGAAGTTTCCAAGCAGAGCTTTTAAGCGAAGAGTTTCTTCTTCACTTACAGACCAATCTTCCAGCACCTCGCAAACAACACAGTATATTTCATCGTATGGATATGTACCAGTGAGGTTTTTGCGATCCTTGAGCCAGTGGTATAAATTTTTCACCTCATGGTCGTTAATCACGTTATCTGACAGAATGCCATGAATTATTCCGTGCAGTTCCTGAATATCATGCGTTTCAATATTCTGAGAATCTAAATTATCAGCATACTGCTCACAGTATCCGAGAATGTTCCCGTATGTTTCACGAGACAATTCGCCATTCGCAAGAATTTCTTCGACATAGGGGATAATTTTATTAAAAGGTGGCTGCTTGATATAATCCCGTTGTAAATTACACCAGTTTGCCAGCTCGCTGATTTCCTGAATGTTAATGCTTTTATCGAAAGCTATTCCGGTAATAATTCCATGAAGTGTATTCAGCGCTTTCTGTAGTTCTGCTTTTGTGCAAAACATGCGGTAATCTTCTAGTTCTTTCATATCTTCCCCCGATTCGTGTCCAATTTGGACACGTTTTTTATTTAGAATCTATTTTTACCTCGCAGCTCCACAACCTTGCCAAGGATCTGCACGGGTAATTCTACAATTTCTCGGTTTGAGTAAAATATCGTATCAAATGCAGGATTGTTCGGGATCAGCGCAATTCCGTCCTCGCTTTTTTTGATCCTTTTCACGGTGGCTTCGTATCCGTTGACTAATACAATGGCCGTGTCTCCGCTATCGACATCCTCCTGCTTGCGCACGATAATAACGTCGCCCTCTAGGATGCGCGGTTCCATCGACTGTCCACGGACGCGCAGGCCAAAGTGCTCGCCGGTTGCCGCCATCTCCGGAGAAATTTCCTCCCAGTCGAGGATCTCTTCGATAGCATCAAACGGGATGCCTGCCTGAACCCTACCAAGTACAGGGATTTTGATCCCCTTACGCTTAGGGGTAGGCTTAGGTTCTTGACCCAATAGAAAATCCGTAGATACATCAAAGATACCCGCAATTTTAACTAGGGTATCATTGTCAGGCTGGCTTTCATCTATTTCCCACATTGAAATAGTACTTCTCGAAACTCCGAGCATTTCTGCAAGCCTAGCTTGGGTAATTTTTTTGTTTTTTCGCAACTCTTTTAATATTTTCATACAATCACCATAATTGAATTATACGTCAATAATCTTGACATTTCAATTGGCCCATAGAAAAATAATGCCATTTATATTGACATTATGTGAATGGAGTGTTATCATAATGCCAAGGAAATTGGCAAAAGGAGGTGAGAGGATGCTTAAAATAGGAGCTGCTCGGAAAGAAGCTGGAATTACACAGCTGGAATTGTCAAAAATCTTGAACATTTCTAGGTCAACAATATCCATGTGGGAATCTGGAGCATCCAATCCTACTGTCGAGATGTTGCCAGACATAGCGAGGGCGCTTCATTGTACTATCGACGAATTGTTCCCCTGATTTCAGAATAGCCGATTTTTGTTGTGAATACCATGCACGCCGGATACCGTTTTTTCGCGGCGAACCGGTAATAAAAATACCGCCTGGAGGCGGTAGGAGGTGACGCTATATGCAGAATATATATCAGTCAGCCCGGATGGCTGCCGGACTGACGCAGGAAAAAGCAGCGGAGCTGCTGAACATAAGCGTGGAGTCCATCCGGGCTTACGAAACCGACAAGCGCGTTCCGCCAAATCAGATCGTCAGCGATATGACGGATATTTATCAGACTCCGCATCTCGCGTTGCAGCATCTGCGGCAGGATCCACTGGCGCGAAACTGGCTGCCGGATACGCAACATCGCACGCTGGAGCAGGCGACAATACGTCTGTATCGCCAAATCAGGGAATTTGCCCTGAATCATCGGACGGACGAGCTGATCGACATCGCCGAAGACGGCGTAATTGACGAGAACGAGCGCCCGAAATTTGACAAGATTATGACGGAGCTGGAAGAGATCGTGAACACGGTGTATTCTCTCCGGATAGATGGATGCTGAAAGGAGGACGACTTCCGTGAACGAAACCATTGCAAAGCTGGAGGAGATCTGCCAGAAATATCCGCAGTCAATTCCTGTTGCGGTTGCAGCGGAATTCGAAGGGATTGATCCGGAAACGCTGCGGACAGCACTGAAAAACAAGACGTGTCCGTTCGGGTACATATCGAACCCAGGATACCGGGCGAAGTTTGTGATCCCAACGCTGACGTTCTACATGTTCCACACATGCGGTCGGGTGTTCGACACCGGCGCGGTTGTTTGAGGTGGCACATGGATTGGAGCTACGGGAGAAAATGCATCGGATTGCAATGGCATGTGCGTCTGCGGCAAATATGTCTGCGTCAGGTCGTTGCCACGATGCGCCGAACCACATTGAACTGGAACGCCAGCGGCGTTTAATGGCAAAGAAAAGCGCCCAGCGGGACTGCCATCCGACCGAGCGCAAAACACTAAATACACCATTATTATGAGGAATGAGAAAGGAAATGTCAACATGCATTCGCAGTCTGTATGCAATGAGGATTGCTTCCACTGCCCGTATCCGGATTGTGTACGGGATGATCTCACGGCAGCTACATACGCGGAATTGGCAACGCTTGAAAAGACTATCATCAATCCTCCGACATTGAAGCAGCAGAAGGTGGCTGCGTACAATCGTGCCTACCGTGAAGCCAACAAGGAGAAGGTGGCTGCGTACAATCGTGCCTACCGTGAAGCCAACAAGGAGAAGGTGGCAGCGTACAATCGCGCCTACTATGAAGCCAACAAGGAGAAGGTGGCAGCGTACAATCGCGCCTACTATGAAGCCAACAAGGAGAAGGTGGCAGCCCAGCAGCGTGCCTACCGTAAAGCCAACAAGGAGAAGGTGGCAGCCCGGCAGCGCGCCTACCGTAAAGCCAACAAGGAGAAGGTGGCAGCCCGGCAGCGCGCCTACCGTAAAGCCAACAAGGAGAAGGTGGCTGCGTACAATCGTGCCTACCGTGAAGCCAACAAGGAGAAGGTGGCTGCGTACAATCGTGCCTACCGTGAAGCCAACAAGGAGAAGGTGGCAGCCCAGCATCGCGCCTACTATGAAGCCAACAAGGAGAAGGTGGCCGCCCGGCATCGCGCTTACCGCGAAGCCAATCGCAGGAAAAGAAAAAAAGCGCCCAGCGGGACTGCCATCCCAGCAAGGCGCAAAGCAAATAATACATCTTTATAATAGCCGGAGAAGGAGGAGAAGTCAATGAAAGATTACTTTTTTCTCGATGGAGGAGTGTATGGTTCTGCCATGGACGAGATCAGCAGAAAATGCCCTGCTATGCTGCTCCCAGGTATATATTCTAAGAAGCAGAAGCAAAGATTAGAGAAAATCGCGAAGAAACATAGATGTTCTGTCCGCTGGGTAAAGGTTGGGTATGACGATGAAGATGACAATGAGTGTTATTGATCAGATTATACGGTGCGTGATTTGGACGGCTGTGGGCGTGATCCTCAGCTGCGAGATCCTCATGCACGTGATTTGAAAGGGGCTGTCACTATGTCGTCGAATTATTATGCCGGGGCTGTTGGGCAGCTCCGGCTCGAAAAGGATCGGATGGTCAACTACCTGATCGGCGGGGATATGAACTATTATTCCCGCGACGAAGTCAATCAGATAATTGGAGCCGGACGCGCAAGCGCGAATGTGCTCGCCCTCATGGGACTAATTGAAGACAATGAAATGCAGGCGATTTATCTTTTGATCGCTGAAGCAATGAAACAGATGGGTGTATGGGATGCAGTATTACTTTGAATCCGAAATTGCGGAGAAGTTTTCTGTTGAAGAAGCAATTTTTGTCCATAGCGTCCATTTTTGGTGCTGGAAAAACGAATGCAACGGCAAGAACTTTTCTGACGGGAGATATTGGACATACAACACTGCTAAAGCGTTGGCAAAGCTGTTCCCGTTCTGGTCTCCCAGCCAGATCAATCGCATCATTGAAAAATGCAAAAATGATGGATTGATTCTTGTAAAAATTGAGAACAAGAAATCTATGGACAGAACACGCAGTTTTGCAATTACCGATTTCGTAAAATCCATTTACCGAAATCGTGATATCGATTTACCGAATTCGGAAAATTCATCTGACGAAAACGGAAAATGTTATAAGGAACAGTTAGGGACACAGATAGGGACACAGATAAAAGCGGCAGAGCCATTGGATTGTCTGGATGCAGGGATCAGAAAACAAGCGCTTGCGTTTGTTGGGGATGACGATGATTTGCTGGAGGCATTGGACGGATTCTGCCAAATGCGCAAGAAGAAGCGTAATCCGATCACCACAGCCCGGGCGATGAAACTGACGTTGAACCGTCTGAACGAGTACAGCGGAGGAGATCGGCGCGTAATGGTACAGTTGCTGGACAACAGCACAGAACGTGGCTGGACATCTATCTATGAGCCCAAGAAGTCTTTCCTTGCTCCAGAACCAGAGAAAAAGAAACGAGGTGATTTGTTTTGAATCAGCAGATAAAACCACCGGAAGTTGGTGCTCAGGAAGCTGTACTGGGTGCAATGGTTATCGAACCGGCGCTTGTACCGGAAATCATGAGGAAAGTATCTGCCGAGGATTTTACAGATCCGACTTGCCGGAATGTATACGACGCAATTCGGAAATTGGCGATATCGTCACGGCCTGTTGATGCTGTCACGATTTTGGGACAACTGGGGCCAGAATATCGGTCATATATTTCCGGTCTTATGGACGTGACACCGACCACAGCTGGATGGGAAACGTATGCAGATCAGATGAAAACGGAGTCGCAGATCTTTCGTGCACGGAAGATATTTGGAAAAGGCATGTATGCGGCAACGAAAGAAGAAATGCAGCAGGCAATCAGCGATCTGGCTGGAATCTTCGTTAATGTCGGAAAGGCAGAAGCGATCCCACTGCACAAGGCGCTGTTGGACGCAACCAAAGAACTGGAGAAAGAACCGCATTACTTGAAATTTGGTATTGATGCCCTTGACGATGGGAGATTATTTGCCGAATATGGCGACATGATCATCATCGGTGCACGTCCCAGCGTTGGTAAAACAGATTTGGCATTACAGTTCGCAAGAGAAATGTCCATGAAGGACAAAGTTGGATTTTTCTCGCTGGAGACCGCTGTGCCGAAGCTGGCAACCCGGTGGCAATCTGCATCTGCGACAGTATACCTGGATCATTTAAAAACTCGAAAATTAACACAAGGAGAATACATAGCAATTGCGCACGCGAACAATCGAGACTCGAAATACTGTGATATGCACTTTGTATCAGCAGCTGGAATGACAACAGATGACGTGATCGATGTAAGCATTAAAAATCAGTTCAAAATTATTTTTATCGATTATTTGCAACTGATACAAGGAAAAGGAGAACGGGACGAAACTGTACGAATTTCCAATATTTCGATGGCACTCCACAGGTTTGCGCAGGGGACTGGAACCACAGTGATTGCGCTTTCGCAGTTGTCTCGCGCCGGAAAAAATGGTGCGGGCATGGAAACGCTACGCGGATCTGGTCAGATCGAACAAGATGCGGACATCGTGTTTATGCTGGAACTGAAAGATCCAGATGATCCGGATTCCATGCGAACCTTGTCCATCGAGAAGAACAAAGAGGGCAAGAGAGGGCACTGTATGCTGCGTTTCGACGGTGGTCATCAGCGATTTGAATATGTGCCGCCATATCGAAAGACTGAGAAATCAACGGAACGGCCGAAGAAAGCTACTGCGGAACAGATGAATATGTTTCCAGATCGACGGGACGCAATTTGAGGTGATGGAACATGAAATATAACTATTCGGACGAATTGAAGTCCGTGTTTAAGGCATTATCGAGAGTACGAAAAGCCAGAGGTTATGCAAAACTTGCGGATAGCGCTACCGATCCAATCCATGGGCCAGTTTTGCGTAATGCATATCTTGTTGGATTGAAGTGCGAACTTATCCTGTTACGTTCAGCTTTGGATAAATGGATTTCTGCCGGTGCACTAATGGAAAGGAAATCAAACGATGAAAACAATTAGTATTATCAATCTGAAGGGCGGCGTTGGCAAGACTACGACCGCAGTTAACCTGGCCTATGCGCTGGGCGAGGAGATGGGTTATCGTGTCCTGTTGATCGACAACGACAAGCAGGGCAATGCCAGCCAGCACTATGGCGTACATAGCTATGATGCCCCCAGCATTGCAGACATTTTCGAGGGGCGGGCGACGTGCCTGGGCGATGTCATCGAGCATACGGGGTATGACAATATCGACATGATTCCGGCAAACATGGACTTGCTGGATGCCAATGTGCATCTGATCTATGATGAAGTCCCGCGGCAGCAGATATTGCGGGATGCGCTTGGGGTGGTGCAGGATGATTACGATTTCTGTATCATCGACAACGCGCCGGACATCAATATGACGACGATCAACGCACTGGCCGCATCGGATTTTGTTGTCGTACCGGTCAACAGCGATGCCTATGCAACGGACGGCATTGACCGCATGATGGATATCATTGACGATGCGCGGAAGTTCAATCCTGATATTGCGCTTGCAGGATGCGTCTTATGCAAGTACCAAAACAATGCCGCAAATCAGCAGATGCTGCAGTTCCTGCAAAGCTATCCGCAGTATTGCGCTTTTGAAACTAAGATTCGGCTTACCCCGAAGGTGGACGAAAGCACATTCTACCGTGCGCCGGTCTTCGATTATTCGCCTCGATCGGCGGCGACGGCGGACTACCGGGAATTTGCTGTGGAATTGCTGGTGAGGATCGGAGCTGATGTAGATGGCTAAAAAAGACTTCATGGCGGCGTTTCTTCGGGAACGCGAACAGTCGGAAGCTGTGTCCAAATTGGACACAGTAAATGTTACGCCTCTTGCGACCAATATGATTGGAGAAAGCTCTGATAACTTCTATCATGTTGATGACATTGACGATCTTGTTGAATCTATCCGGGAACATGGTCTTTTACATCCGATTGTCACAAATAACGGTACTACTGTGATTTCCGGTCATCGGCGTTTGGCTGCGTATCGCCGCCTATTGGCCGAAACTGGCGATGAAAAGTATAAGATGATTCCATGTATTGTTCTTCATCCTGCCGATCCTATTGAATCGGAAATGATGATGATTGAAGCGAACAGCACCGCGCGTGTCCTGACACCATACGAATTGATGGAACAAGCAAAGCGGTATGATGCGTTGCTGGTCAAAGCGAAAGAACATGGATACGAATGCGAAGGGCGACGCCGCGACATTGTTGCCAAGATGATGAAAGTCGGCCCGGCAAAAGTGGGACGATATGCTGCCATTGACAAGCATCTGAATGAAAACTGGAAATTCTTGTTTCAGCAGGGTGAAATATCGGAATCTGTTGCCTATGAAATCTCCAAGATGGATATGCATACGCAGGAATCCATGCTGGATATATTTTTAGACGATGACGGGCATGTCAACGTAACGCTTGCAGATGTACAGCATATTGTTGAATACTTGCAGAAAGAAAAAGAAGAACCTGATCCGGAGCCGGAACTGGAACCACAGGTGCCAGAACCTGGAAAGCCTGTACAGCATGACCTTAAACCTACTTCCAACCTGAAAACAGAACATGAAGAAACACTTGATAAATGGCGTAAGTTGGCAGAGGAACAGGAAGCTGCCGAATCCCAAGAGCAGGAGCCTGAACAAAAACCTGTCAGCTGTGAAAAGTCTTTGGATCAACTGGACGGGCTTCTCGCAGGCGTTCCGCGTACAGATGAAAAATTTTCGCCATATGCCTGCATCGGTCAGAGGTTTAAGCAACTTAGGGAAGAGCGGGGCTTCACACGCAAGCAGATGGCAGATTTTCTCGGCTGGTACAATGGGACGTATTCCGCCGTAGAAAACGGAGATGCAACATCTATTGATCGGCTGTGCGAGGCTGCCAAGAAGCTGGGAGTATCACTTGATTGGTTGGTTGGTTTCAGCGACAACCGCACCGGCGGCATTTCCGTCCGGAATGGACGCGACCGTCTGACGCACGAACGATGCAGCGGCACGAAATCCGGATACTGGTCGCCAGCAAAGAAGGACGAGCTGATCGACCGGTTAGCTGAATATGAAAATGCGGAGGATGTCGATGAGAGAAAATTATTGCACATGGTACGAAAAGAAACTGAAGGACATATATGAATCTGACAGAACAGGACGCGGATCCGTACAACCCCGCAGGATTTGAGGAAGGAGGTTGCTGAATTGAAAGCGTGCCCGCACTGCGGATCCAATATCGGATTATACAGCAAAGAACTTGCTAGATATGACCAGTATTATAAATTTACGGGTGAGCCGGATGGATTTAGCGATTTATGTTCTATTGTCAAAAGGAAGACAACTCCGTTATATTGTTACGTTTGTGATAGGAAAGTTACTACGTGGGAAAAGCTGGTGGAGGACAGCAATGGGTAAAATTATCATTGCAATTATTATTGCTGTTCTCGTCATCGATGTCTTGATCGTGTATTCCTGCTGCGTTGTATCGGGCAGGGCGGACAGAGCAGCGATATCTTTGTGGGAGGATAAGTATGGACAAAAATAACGATGATATCGAAATTGATGACATCATACAGGCGCTGCGCCGTATGGCTACGGAAACCGGCAGCTTGAATTGTTTGGGCTGTGGGCATGAGCATAATTGCAGTTTACGCGGCTGTGCCGTATTGATGGAAGCGGCCGAAAAACTGGGACAGTTGAACACATTCGACCGCACGCATAGCTACACGATGCTAAAGCGGATCAATACGTTGGAAACAGAAAACGAACTGCTGCGCGGTGCACTGGCATCGTGCGGACAAGGAGGGAGTATATCGTGAAGATCGGGCAGATCATTAGGCTGCGCGTGAAGCCTGACGGCACGCGGGTTTATGGAAAAGTCGTTTTTGTTCACCCGCAAAAGCGATATATGACGGTGGAACGTGATGTCCCGTTTGGCGGGAAAATCCGGGAAACGGTTTACATGGGGCGGCGCAGAGGCCGCCGAGGAGAATAAATCAAGAAGTGGGGCGGCGCTGCGGCGTCGCCTTTACCATTTGGAGGGATTTGATGGAGAATAGACGCAGGGCACTGACCCGGCCGCAGCTGATGCAGCGCATCGGGCAACCGATTGAAATTATCGACCTTTGGTCGGGACGGAGATGGACGCAAGCATTTGACGGCGATCTGCGCGGGTATCATATCGCGTGGATTGCATTTGCGGTGTAGGAGGGGGAAGTCGATGAGAAAATGTCCGGTAAACTGCCCGATGTATAACTATGAGGAGCGCCGCTGCATGCAGTGCGGGCGGTACATACGGTTCTTGACGTCGTGCCCAGCGCGACGCATTGAGCAGCAGCTAGCAGAAAAATCCTTGACAAATCGAGAGAGGTAGCTGTATTATGGGAGGCAAAGGAATGGAGTATCAATGGGTATGTTGTCCGCAATGCGGAAAAAAGCTGATACGACGATATGCGGATACGCATGTGCAGTCCCTGCATTTGCACTGCAAGCATTGCAAGGTGGAATCCGTGTTTGATTTTTGATAGATGTTGAGCCTGAGCCTGTGAGCCTGAGCCGTATCTGATGCAATCTATGCGTCAGGTGCGGCTTTTTGTTTTTTGGAGGTGCGACAGTATGGGAACGTTGTGGGATTTGGCGCAGGAATATAGGGCGAATCAGTTGCCAATTGAACGTCGTTTGGAGGATCTTCGGACGGAACTGGCGCAGACCACATCGTTGGAGGCTAGCCGTCGTCTACGGCATAGAATCAATGTACTGGAGAAAATGTTGGCAGATTCCAGACGATATGTCTTTGAAATGGAGCACTATTACGATACCGAGGAGTAAACTATGGCGAAGCGAAAGAAGATGATCCGCGCTGGTCGGATGGTGTTGGGTATTATCTATACTGCACCGAATCCTCGCGATCCGGAACATGTCCGGGCAGCGAAATCAAAAGTTTCCACAGCTGCGCGCCAGCGGATGAACTTCAAATGTTCTTGTCGTAAATTAGAATTGCTTCTGGCTGCAAATTTTGATACCAGAGATATTGTATTGACACTTACATATCGGGATACTGATTTGCCAGCTGATAAAGCTGGAGCAGTGCGTCGCATCCGACGATTTGTGCGTCAGCTCCGAGAGGAACGTGCGAAGAACGGGCAATGCTTGAAATATATCTATGTCACAGAAAGCAAGCACGAGCATGGTCGTTGGCATCATCATATAGTGATCAATGGCACCGGTGCTGATATCGAAATCATCCGTCGATTGTGGAAGTGGGGTGACGATATCGATTTGGAACCGCTTGACATCTATGGATATGAAGGTCTTGCACAGTATCTAACAAAAGAGCCGAAGGATGGGCATAAAAAAGTCGGCGAGCGTATGTGGTCACAGTCGAAAGGCTTGGCGCGTCCGGAAGTTGAATCCGGATGGGCAAAAGATCATGAGACGTTGACGCCACCACCGGGCGTGATTGTTCTGGCGAACGAATCGCAGCAGAACGAGTTTGGCAGCTATGCGTATATCAAGTATCTTGTACCGGATTATAAGCCGCGCAAGGTCAGACCGAGCCGGAGAAAAAGAGAATAGCGTATATTTTTCTGACTTGAAACCATAGTATAACTTATTGTCGGGGATTTGAGAGCCGTTGACAATCTGGTGCAGATCGAGTATTATGGAGATCAGAGTTGAATAATTTCTTGAGCCTGAGCCTGCGAGCCTGAGCCATCACATCATCCGCACATTGCGTGCCGGTGGTGTGGTGGCTCTTTTTGTTTTTCCGGAGGTTTACGCATGGACATCAAGCATCTGGTTGACACGGGCCAGGAACTGCAATTTTACACATCGGCGCTATGGAAACGAGAGCGGGCCAAGGTTCTTGACTTGGATAAACACGAATGTCAGCTGTGCAAGCAACGTGGTAAATATACGCGTGCTGTGATAGTGCATCATGTCAAGCATCTGCGTGACCGACCAGATCTAGCGCTCTGTGTGTTTGATCCCGAGAGCGGCGAGCGACAGCTCGTTTCGTTGTGCCGGGCCTGTCACGAGGAGCAACATCCAGAGCGATTTAATCAGCATCAGCCGAAGAAACCGATCACGGAAGAACGATGGTAAGCCCCCGGTTGTTAAAAACGCGTTTTAAGCTGCGTTTTTTCTACTCGGTTGGGTGCTAGACTTTCGAGATTTCCTCTCGCGCACGCGAAGGGGGGTGGGGTGTATGACAGAAAAAACAAAAGATTTTACCAAGACAAAAAAATACAAATCTATCCGGCAGGATCTGCTTGACCAGCTGGAACGAAACGGCACATGCGGCGAACACTACACGGATCTGGTGCATGATTACATGGATTTGTGGGTTGAAAAGAAGCTGCTGTCCGAGGATATCCGAGTTCGTGGCGTGACAGTCACATACAACAACGGCGGCGGGCAGTCCGGTGTGAAGAAGAATGATTCCATTCAGGAGAAAATTCGAGTGTCACAGCAAATGCTCAACATCCTGAACGCCCTGGGTATCAAACCGGCACAGGAAGCGGATGACGATGACGAGTTGTAATGCAATAAATCCACATATCTTGCGGTACATTGAGGCCGTAGAGCAGGGCACCATCCGGAGCTGCGTTGAACAGCGTCAGTTGGTGTCGTATGTGCGTACGTGCTTTGAAACGGAGGATATCTACACAGATTCGGAACAGCTGGAGCATTACCTGCATCTTGCAACGTATTTCCCGTTCGAGACAGTTTTTCCATGGCAGGTATTCTTTGTCGGTTTACACTTGTGTACATACTGGCGGGAATCTGGAATGCCTCGCTGGCCGGATGCGCTCGCGCTGATCGGACGCGGTGCCGGCAAAGACGGCACAATCGCATGGATGTCTCTGTGCTTACTGTCGCCGTATAACGGGATTCGTGCGTATGACGTTGATATCTGCGCAAATAACGAGGATCAGGCGATGCGTCCGGTTGAAGATGTAATTGCAGCATTGGAAACTCCGAGTCAAGCGAAAAAACTGAAGAAGCATTTTTACTGGACAAAGGAGAAAGTTGTTGGGCTGAAGACCAAGTCCACGATGAAGGGGCGGACGAACAGCCCGAAAGGCAAGGACGGCCTTCGGAGCGGTATTTGTATCTTCAATGAGATCCACCAATATGAAAATTACAAAAATATTGATGTATTTACAACCGGATTGGGAAAGAAACAGCACCCGAGGCGCACGTATTTTTCGACCAATGGCGATGTACGGGATGGCCCGCTGGATGACCTGCTGAATACAGCAAAAGAAATTCTGGATGGTGCTGTGGATGATAATGGTTTTCTACCGTTCATCTGCAGGCTGGGCAGTAAGAAAGAGATTGACGACCCTAAAAACTGGGAGATGGCCAATCCATCCCTGCCGTTCTTGCCGGATTTACAGCAGGAAGTTCAGAAGGAGTATCGACAGTGGAAAAAGGCCCCGGATCAGCTGCCTGCGTTTCCGACAAAGCGCATGAATTTAACGCCGACTGCCGTAGAAATCGCTGTAACAGACTGGGAGAACATCAAGGCTACAAACAGGGAACTGCCGGACCTGACCGGATGGACCTGTGTATGTGGAATTGACTTTGCAAAGCTGCGTGACTGGGTATCGGTTAATCTGCATTTTCGCCGAGGCGAGGAACGCTTCGATATAAGCCATTCATGGGTGTGCGTTCAATCTCCGGATTTGTGGCGTATCCGTGCACCGTGGCAGAATTGGGCAGAAGTAACGGCAGTAGATAAGCCGGAAATACCGCCGAGTTTTGTTGCTGATTACATTGAACAGGCACAACAGAAGTATTTTGTGAAGAAGATTGCAATGGATAGCTATCGTTTCGCCCTGCTTGCACGAGAATTGCAGCGGATTGGTTACTCCACGGAATCAAAGACGATTCATTTGGTTCGCCCTTCTGACGTCATGAAGATTCAGCCGGTAATTGATTCTCTTTTCACAAATCAGCATTTCACATGGGGCGATTGTCCGCCGTTGCGATGGGCAACCAATAACACAAAGTTGGTTCGTTCCGGCAGAGCAGCGGGAACAGACACAGGCAATTTTTATTACGCAAAAATCGAGGCGAAGAGCCGAAAGACTGACCCGTTCATGGCACTGGTGGCTTCAATGGTAATAGAGGATGCGCTGGGGGCCGGCGTGAGCTATGACGAACTGCCTGATCTGGGTGTAATCACGGGATGAGCCTGCAAATAAAAAGTCAAGCCCCAAATGAGCTTGACGAGAGAAAAATTTGCAGATAGTAGGTGGAGAAAAAGGGCAACACAAAAAGGCCGCCGCAAAAGCGCCGACCTGAAAAGTCAGATGGCAGTTGGTTACTCCGTGCGCTGCAATCCTGTGGATTCCATGTCCACAGGCGGTAGATTCTCCAATGTGGCAAGATAGGCCATGACCTTGGCGTAATAGCGGCGCAGGAACTTGTTCCCTGCCGCCGTCATGTAGACGTAGTAGGGTTTGCCCTCGGCTCGTTTCTTGTCCAGGAACTGGAATACCGGCTCGTCCAGGGGTGCGCGTTGAAGGTAAACGGTCATAATGTTGAACAGCGTCTTACGCAGATATGGCGAGCCTCTCTTGGTGGTCTTGTTCCTGCATGAATGGTAGTCTCCGGATTCGTTGGGCGCGGGGTCAATACCTGCGAAAGCAACGAGGGACTGTTTACGCTGAAAACGGCGCACATCACCGATCTCCGCCATAAGCTGCGGTCCAAGGGATTCTCCGACGCCGTACATCTGCATGACAACAGGGTACTCCGGAAGCTGGGAGGCCAGCTTGTTCATCTCTGTGCGGTAGGTTTCCACGCTGCGGGAGATAGCCGTAAGCTGGTTGGCGGCCTCCTGAACGAGTGTTTTTGTGACGGAGGTCTTCTGCACCAGTACAACAGCAGACTTCGCCAGGGCGTATACCTCGGCTGCTTTCTCCATGCTGAACTGGTAGCGATGGCGCTTACACCACTTGCGGTAACGCTCCGTGAAAGCGTTCTGACTGCAGCCACGGACACAGTCAGCGTGCCAGAAGTCATGTGTGAATTCGACCCACTTTTGCGTACCATCGCTGCGCACAGGGCTGTCAAAGAGCTTGCGAATGCCCGGGAAGGATTGCTCTTGGAGAGCGATCAGATTGTTTGCAGTAGCAGTTTTCTGCTTGGAAGCCAACTGAAACTGACGGTTTAGGGTTTTCAGATCATATCGAATCGTATCCATGGGAGTATAATCTCGCAATTCTGCCCAATTGTCAAGCGCATACTTGGCGATCTTCATAGCATCTGCCTTGTCAGTCTTGACCTTGCGCAGAGAATTATTACCGTACTCCTTGATGAGCAAGGGATTGACAGCCGAAACGAAAAGTCCGGCTTCATGGAGAACCTTGGCAATCCCCTCATAATAACGTCCGGTATGTTCCATAACGACCCGTGTTTCACCCTCGATGGCTTTCAATTGCTGTGCCAGAGCTGTCAGATCCTCTGCACTGTGGCGCACGTCAAAGGGAATCTGCACGACCTCACCAAAGGGACGGAGAACAGCGACTGTGCTCTTTCTGCTGGAAACATCGATTCCTGCTGCGTTCATGTTCATCACTCCTGAAAAGAATTTGCAATGGACAAAGCCATTCTACCCATTGCCGATTCTATCTGTTTGATGACACGAACACTCCGGCTCTACCTGCACAAATCGAACGCTGCGAATAGGAGGATGGCTGACTGACTCATCTACGGGCGTGAATGCCCTTGGAGGTTCGGGTCAGACCATTACCTTCCTATTCTAACAGCTTAGGCAACGAGTTGTCCCGGCTCGTGGCTGGCTACCACACATCCGGGGCAAATATATAGTAACAGGAGGTGAGAAATTGGGGCTGAATTTTAAACGCTGGTTATTGCAAAAACTCGGCGGAGATCAGGCGCAAGTATCGAATGAAGATGTTACCGCCGCAGAAATGTTTGGTCTGTCTGCGGAAATTCATGTGAGGGAACTGGCGTTTTGGCAATGCACGAACATGATTGCAAATGCAGTCAGCAAATGTGAGTTCAAAACGTTTCAAAACGGAAAAGAGATCAAAGGCGATGAATATTATCGATGGAACGTAGAGCCGAATAAAAACCAGAACAGCAGCGTTTTCCTGCAAAAGATGATCTCGAAGTTGTTCTCCGAGAATGCAGTTCTGGTGGTTGAGGCGAGTGACGGTCAGCTGCTGGTGGCGGACAGTTACAGCCGAAAGGAATATGCCTTGCTTGAAGACGTGTTCACGCAGGTCACAGTCGGAGACTTTGTCTTTAAACGTTCGTTTACGCAATCCGATGTGCTCTTTATTCCGCTACACAGCCGGAATATGCGCCCCCTAGTCAATGGATTGTACGAGACGTACAAGAAACTTATCGAGTACGGAATGAAGTCATATACCAAATCACGCGGCATGAAAGGTGTACTGAGCATCGACACAATGGCGGCGGGAGACCCAAAAGCAAAGGAAATCTTTGAAAGCATCAAAAACGAAGGGTTCAAAAGATTCGCGGACGCTGAAAATGCTGTTTTGCCGATGTGGAAGGGTATGGATTACACCGACATTGGCAGCAAAACGTACTCCAACGAGGGCACACGCGACATTCGCGCGATGATTGATGATGTATCCGATTTCACAGCGCGGGCATTTGGCGTGCCACCTGCATTGCTGTCCGGAGATGTGCAGGGCGTGAGCGATGCACTCGACCAGTTCTTGACGTTTTGCATTGATCCACTGTGCGACATGCTTAGCGAAGAAATCAACCGGAAATTATATGGAAAGTCTGTGTTAAATGGGGATTATTTGCAGATTGATACCAAATGTGTGAAGCATGTTGATCTGCTCAGCGTATCGACTGCGATCGATAAGCTGATTTCGTCTGGTGCGTTCTGCATCAATGATATCCGCGTGCTGGTCGGAGAGCCTCTTATTGAAGAAGAGTGGGCGTATAAGCATTTCATTACAAAAAACTACTCAACGGTGCAGGATTTGTTAGCTGCGCTGAATCAACAGATGGATCCTAATACGGGATAAATACTCGGAGGTGAGATTTTAATGAAAAAGTATTACATGCTCGAGCAGGATGGGACCGCTGCCAGCGTGACGATCTACGGGGATATTACTTCGTGGCCATGGGAAGAGAGCGACGTCTCGGCTTATCTGCTCAGCAAACAGATTGACGGCATTGATGCGGATTTGATTGATGTGTATATCAATTCTTATGGCGGGGAGGTGTCCGAAGGTCTGGCGATCTACAATGCCTTGAGACGTCACAAAGCGAAGGTTGCCACACACTGCGACGGATTTGCGTGTTCTGCGGCGTCTGTAGTATTCATGGCAGGCGACGAACGCTTGATGAGCGACGCTTCGCTGTTGATGATCCACAACGCATGGAACTATGCTTGCGGAAATGCGGCAGAGTTGCGAAAAGCTGCAGATGATCTGGATGTAATCAGCGACGCGGCAGCGAATGCATACAGAGCCTGTGTAAATATCGGAGATGATAAGCTGAAGGCGTTGCTTGATGGCGGGACGTGGATTGCGCCGAAGGATGCCGTGGATATGGGATTTGCTACTGCGATCCAACGGGATTCCCATAGTGGCACGCCGACAGCATCCGCCCGCAGTCATATCATGGAATGCCTGCTGCAGCCGAAGTCTGGCGCACCGGCAAGCATTGATGTGGGTGATCTGGCCAGCAAACTTGCTGAAGAAATGAAAACCCGCATGCAGCAGAATCCACCGCGGGACAACAAATTTATGAGCGCATTGATGCGCGGAAGGAGATTGTGATGAGGAATCTTGATCTGATCAGACAGGAGAATGAACAGTTTCGTAATCAGCTTGCAGCAGCTGTACAGGATGGAAGTCCGGATGCTGTAGCAGAGGCATTTACTGCGTATGCCAGACACATTGAGGATTCCGTTATAGCAGAGGCACAGAGTCTGGCACATACCACAGATGCAAGTATTCTGGCTTCGCGTGGTGTGCGTCAGCTGACCGGCGAAGAGCGCAATTATTACTGCAAAGTAATTGATGCAATGCGTTCTGATAACCCGCGTCAGGCGCTGTCCTCGCTGGATGTGGTGCTTCCTAAAACGACGATTGATGCAGTTTTTGGGGATCTGACCAATACCCACCCGCTTCTGGATGCTATCAATTTCCAGAATACGTCCGGATTGGTAGAGATTATCGTAAACACTGGTTCGAAACAGCTGGCCACCTGGTCTGCGCTTAGCTCCGAAATTGTAAAGGAGCTGACTGGCGGGTTTAAGAAGATTGGTATGGAACACAACAAGCTGGCGGCCTTCCTCCCAGTGTGCAAGGCGATGCTTGATCTCGGACCGGAATGGCTCGACAGATATGTTCGCACACTGCTCTCCGAGGCGATTTATCTGGGACTGGAAGAATCGATTATCAATGGTACCGGTAAGGACATGCCGATTGGCATGAATCGTCAGGTCGGCGATGGAGTAACGGTAACCGGAGGTGTGTATCCCGAGAAGGAGACTGTGGAACTGACTTCGCTGGACCCGATCACCTACGGTATCCTGCTGTCTGGCATGTCTACGACACCGAATGGTAACAGCAGAGTGATTGAAAGTGTTCTGATGATTGTTAATCCGAAGGACTATCTGACCAAGATTATGCCGGCAACCACTGTGCGTGGGGCAGATGGAACATTCACCCGGAATGTATTTCCGTTCCCGACTACAGTCATTCAGTCTGTGCAGGTTCCGGAGGATCGGGCCATTATTGGTCTTGGCGACCGGTATTTCATGGGTATTGGTACAGCCAAATCGGGCAAGATTGAGTATTCCGATGAATACCGCTTCCTGGAAGATGAGCGTGTCTACCTCGTAAAGTTGTACGGACACGGTGAGCCGCTGGATAACAATGCGTTTGTGTATGCAGATATCTCTGGTCTGACCCCGTATGTACAGGAAGTTACTGTTACGGGCACGGTAAACACTAAGGAGCAGACGTAAGAGACACACCGACTTCGTGTCCAAATTGGACACGAGGTCGGTGACTGCTAAGGTTCCGGCATAAGCTGGGAGGTAACGATACAGTTGACGGACGAAATTTTGTTCGCTGCGCGAAATTACCTGAATATCACGTGGAATGATGCTGGGGAGAATGAAAAACTCTCTGGCATCTTATCCAGAGGTATGCAGTATCTAAATCAAATCGCGGGGACTGAACTGGATTACGAGGCAGAAGATTCCCCCAAAGCTTTGCTATTTGAATATGCGCGCTATGTCCGTGCGGAAGCACTGGACGAGTTCCAATCGAATTATCTGCACGAATTGCTGTCGCTACAAATTCGAGAGGAGGCGAAGCGATATGATTCGGAACAGTCGGACACAGACGTTTAATGATGGAATAGTGCATATTTACAATGTTTCGGATTCAGCTGAAGATGGAAATATGCCCGCAGAAAAGTTGACGCCTAAGGAAACGCTGAGATTTCATAGGCGCACGATCGGACTGACGCGGTATTATACAGCGCTGCAAGCAAATCAACAGGTGGATGCGGTTATCCGTTGCCCATATCGGAGAACAGTATCCGCGCAGGACATTGCGCAAATCGAAAAGAAACAGTACCGGGTAACGCTGGTACAGGTTCCAGAGGATATTGTACCGCCTGTGATGGATCTGACGCTGGAAAGGTTGGAACAAGATTATGAGCTTGCAGAAAGTTAAGAACGCCTTGCTGACCGTAGGCGTACCAGTAAATCACTATTCAGCGATCAAAAAACCGAATAGGTACATTGTTTGGGCGGAGGAATCCCAGGCGTCTGCGATTTGGGCGGACGAGCGCATGGTCGATCAGGCGATTCAGGGCACGATCGACTATTTTACACGCACGGAATACGATGCGAATGCGGAGGCTATAGAGCAGGCATTGAATGATACACAAATTTCATTCGCGTTGAACAGCGTGCAGCGTGAGGACGAAACAGGATATATCCATCACGAATGGATTTTTGAGGTATTTGCAGATGGCGACGATTCGGTTTAAACGCGGCGACGATTATATTTTGAAACTTGAACGGGTCGGGAGCGAGGCTGATGAAACCACCCGGCGTGCACTGTATGAGGGCGCAAAGGTTGTCGCCGATGCTGTAAAAAACAATATCCGAAATCTGCCGTTATGCGATGCAGAGAAGTACATTCTTCGCGATTTGGAGGAATCTTTTGGAATTACACCGATGCGGTCAGACAGAGGTGGATGGGAGGTAAAGCTGGGATTTGACGGCTATGGCAGTCGAAAAACAAAAAAATATCCACGTGGCCTGCCAAATCAATTAGCTGCCCGAGCAATTGAAAGCGGAACGAGTTTCCGCCCAAAACATCCATTTGTCCGGACTGCGGTAAATGCAGCGCGCGGGCCGTGTCGGGAAGCTATGAAGCGGCAAATCGATGAAGACATTGAGAAAATCATGAAATGAGGCGAAAAATATGGCAAGTATTGGTCTGAGGTATCCGTACTATGCGAAATACAACTACAATGAATCGACTGGAGAAGTTACGTATAGCGGCGGAGGACTGCTTGGAAAGGCGGTAGACTTTTCTGCAAAAATTGAAAGCGGAGATGATAACAATCTGTATGCTGACGACGGAGTAGCAGAATCCGACACCAGCTTCGGCGGAGGAGAATTGACCATTACGACTGATGACCTGACGCAGGATGCATCCGCCGATATTATCGGCGTAAAAATATCGGAGACTACTGTCGGAAGCGAAAAGGTGACGGAGCTGGTATACGATGAAGACATGCAGACGCCGTATTTGGGATTTGGTGTAATCATTCCGCGCAGAAAAAACGGCGTAACGAGCTACCGGGCTGTTGTTTTTTTGAGGATCATGTTTTCCGTGCCGGAGGAAGCGGCCAAAACGAAGGGGAACAAGATCGAATGGACGACGCCGTCATTAACGGCAACAATCCTGCGCAGCGAGGCTGAGAAAAGCCCGTGGAAGCGCGAGACAACGGTGGAGTCGCTGGCAACAGCGAAGGCGTATATCAAACAGATTCTGAATATCACAGATGCGACTACAGGAGGAACGGCATGAATCGGTTGGTTGACTATAAAATTGGAGGCCGCACGATGCGGTTGAATTTTTCGGTTGCTGCGGCTGAAGCTCTTGCGGAGACGAAAGGAACTTCTGATTCCGCATTGGCAGAAATTGATGAACTGAACAAAACGGATCCTGATCAGGGAATGGTCAAGCTGCTTGAGCTTTTCATTCTGATGGCAAAGCAGGGAAAGCGATATTGTGATATCGTTGGCGAATCATGTGATGAGCCGTTTACGCTTGAAGAGATGAAGACGCTTGCACCGCGATCTGGAGAAGAGCCACAGCAGATTTTTGATGCGGTTCTTCTTGCCGTGCGGAACGGAGGCGCGCAAACCGTTGCGGTGGAAGCGGAAAAAAACGTGGAAACCGCGCCCGACAGTCAGGAAACCGACTGACGAGAGCGTGGTTTTTATATTGGGGCGGTGTGTTAGGCATGGAGCGGAAGCTCCTGCTCAGCACGCCGATCGGAGAATTGTTTGACCTGATCGCCTGCTGGCAGATTGCCAGAGGCGCAGAAGAGAAAATCATCTATGATGATCCGGCAGATGAGTTTGACGCAATGGTACCGGAGGACTGGACGTAAGGAGGCGAGCCATGAGCTACGATATCGGACCCAGAATCGGAATCGAGGGCGATACACAATATAAGGCCGCCTTGCGTGCAATCACATCTGAAACGAAGTCTCTTGCGGCCGAGATGAAGGCAGTAGAATCCTCATTTACATCCGCGGATGGCAAGGAGTCCAAGCTTACCGCCACAAATAAGGTTTTGCAAAAGCAGGTTGCAGCGACCTCTCAGCAAATCAGCATCCTCAACAAGCGATATGCTGAGGAAAAGAAGAAACTCGATGAGCTCGATGCAGCACTGTTTGAAGCAAAAGAAACGTTTGGCGAAAATTCGGAGGAAGCTGCGAAGGCACAGAATGCCTACAATCGACAGGCTGAAGCTGTCAACAGACTCGCGACACAGATCAACAATGCGCAGGCAGATTTAAATAAATTCTCCGGACAGTTACGGCAAAATGAGCAGGAACTGTCGGAGTTTGGCGATTCCACTGACGATGGACGCACCGCACTCCAGCGTTTGACAGATGAGATCAGCAGCCAACAGTCGAAAATGGACGGGCTGCAAACCGATTACAAAAATGCTGTGTTGACGTTTGGTAAAACCTCAACGGAAGCACGGCAACTGGCGGGACAAATCAAAAAGCTGTCCTCGGAGTTATCTGACAACGAGAAAAAAATGAGCGATGTAGAGGATGCGGCCAGTAACATGGCAGGCTCTCTCAGCAGTGGATTAGATGCGGCAGGTGCAGCGATCGCTGGCGCAGCTGGCGGAATTGCGTCGGCGATCACCGGCAAAATCATTGATACTTTGCATGAGGCGGCTTCTGCGGCAGTAGAGTTTGCTGACCAAACGCAGTCATCAATGGGAGACCTGGCTGCACGCACGGGGGCGACAGGAGCAGAGCTGGAGAAGCTAGGCGATGTAGCAGAGACGGTTTATAAACACAATTTTGGAGATTCTCTTGATGAGGTCTCTGAGAATGTGTCAATTGTCAATCAGTTGCTCGGGGATATGCCTGCCGAACAGATGGAACAAATCACTGAGTACGCGATGGGCTTGTCTGACGCATTTGATTATGAAGTATCCGAAAGCCTTCGTGCAGCCAAAACGCTATATCAGAATTTTGGAACAAGCGGAGAGGAAGCGTTCAACCTGATTGCGCAGGGTGCGCAAAATGGTTTGGATTACTCCGGAGAGATGCTAGACAGCATCAGCGAGTATAGTGTTCAGTTTAAAAAAGCTGGATTTTCTGCCGAAGATATGTTCAATATTTTCGAATCTGGCGTTGAGGCTGGGGCGTTCAATCTAGACAAAATCGGCGATGCGGTTAAAGAGTTTTCCATCCGCGCTGTTGACGGCAGCAAAACTACAGCAGATGGATTCAAGCAGTTGGGTCTTGATGTTGATGAAACTGCAGAAAAGTTTGCAAAGGGCGGAGACAGCGCAAAAGAAGTATTCTATGAGGTCATTGATGGACTTGCATCGATGGAAGATCCTGTCAAGCAAAATCAGGTAGGTGTTGAGCTGTTCGGCACAATGTGGGAGGATCTAGGACCGGAGGTTGTTACGCAGCTGGGCAGTATCCGTGATGGGTACGATCAGACCGCTGATACCATGCAGGAGATCAATGACGTACAGTATGACACGCTCAAGGACAATATATCTGCAATTGGGCGCGTTATACAGACAGATCTTTTGACACCGATCACAGACCGGTTAATGCCCACGTTATCCGGAGTGCCAGATGCATTGGATGGAGCGTTTAAGAGTGCAGGCGAAGCGCTGAATGATCTGAAATCCACAGTGCAACCGGTATTTGATGCGCTGGAGGCATCGATGGAACCGGTGCGAGAAAATCTGAGCGAAGCGTGGGATGAACTGCAGGAGGCTGGAGCGCAGCTTGCGCCACTGATTGAACCCATCGGGCCGGTGGTTGAAGGTGTTGCAAAAATCCTTGGAGGACAATTTGTAGGTTCGCTGGGACTGGCGGCAGGTGCTATTTCTGGCATTACCGGCGCGCTTTCGGGTGCGATCGAAATGTTTTCCGGTCTGGTTGAAACTGCTGGAGGCGCGCTGCAAGTTGTCGTTGGCCTTGTCACCGGAGACGGCGAACTTATAAAATCTGGATTCGAAGACATGAAGAGCGGCGTCACGACCACGTTTGGCGGAATGTGCGACACTGTTACTGGCGCGGCAGGCGGATTGTTTTCGGGCGTTTCGGCTTATTTTGGCAGCCTTGCGCAGTCCGCAGGGATTGATGTCGAAGGCATGAAAACTGCCGTATCTACCAAGTTTGGGCAGATGAAAGAGGCGGCCACAACAAAAATGAGCAGCATGAGTACGTCGATCGGCACACATCTCGCGAATATCAAGGGTTCTTTTTCGACGAACATGGAGAGCGCGAGATCTACGGTGAGTTCGAAAATGGACAGCATTAAAAAGGCGTTTTCTGAAAAAATGGAGTCTGCCAGAAAAACGGTTAACGAAGCAATTGATAAGATCAAAAGCGCGTTTAATTTTACGTGGTCTTTGCCGAAAATCAAACTCCCTCATTTTTCGATTACCGGTTCGTTTTCTCTGTATCCGCCATCTGTACCAAAATTTTCGGTCAGCTGGTATAAAAATGGTGCAATATTTTCGTCTCCGACATTGTTTGCTACAGCTTCCGGGATGAAGGGTGTCGGAGAGGCGGGCGCAGAGGCTGTGTTGCCGCTTTCCACCCTGTGGGAAGAGATGGAAAAGCGCCTCACAGCAGCTCTGGAGAACATCAATGCATTTGGAACCGGTGCATCATCAAACGCCGCGGTCGATACTGCTGCTATTATTGCTGCCACGCTGGATGCTCTGTTCGCGCGTTTGGGCACAGGCGGATTGGAGCTGAAACTTGTGGATGGCGCAGAACGCATACTTGCAAAAGCGATGGCTCCCGAGATAAGTGCGCAATTGGCGTACTTGGCGGCATTGGAAGGAAGGGGCGTGTGAGAAATGATTGGGAATTTCAGCATAAACGGTATACATATCAGGTCGCTTGGGTTTAACACGCTGACAGACAGCTACATTCATTCGCCAAAGCCGAAGATCAAACAGACAGAGATCAGAGGAAGCTCCGACGTCTTCGATACGACCGAATACGGAGGTTTTGTGGCCTACGACAGAGGCGAAATCGTGACAACAATCGGAGGGAAATTTGCGAAATCAATGTGGCCGTACAAAAAGACCGAAATTTCCCGGCTTGTGAACGGAAAGCTGTGCAAACTCATCTTTGACAGAGATCCGGGATATTATTTTTTGGCGAGAGCATCCAGCGTGGTACCGAGCTTGACTGCATCACGAATTGGCAGCATCAAAATCACTTGGACCGCAGAGCCATACAAATATGAAATTTCCGATGGAACGGAGCCGCAGGAATGGGACACTGTCGACCTGATGGACGGTGTGTTCCGCGAGTACGAGCCGACCGTTGTTTCGGGATCGGAGATATTTGAGATTGTCGCTCGGGACAAGCCGGTTGCGCTGGAAATCGAGATTATTGACGACGGCAGCGAGGATTGGCCTACAAGCCTTGGCGATATTTATGTGTCGCATGCGGAATCTGCCGACGCGACCAAGTGGTATGATCGCACAAACATAGGCCCGGTACCGGAATACACGGACGACAGCGGCGTGATCCATGTAAGTGTATTTCGCCCGCGCGTGACGCTTCCGGAGTTTTTGTTCGGTGCCGGTACGACGCATTATGTGAAAGTCGAGGGCAACTGCACAGTGCAGATGCACTATCGGGGAGGCGTGCTGTACTAATGCGTATGATTTGTGTCAGCGCCGCACAGCGGCCGCCTGGCATCTATAAAATCGAGCTGCTGGATCTGCGCGGCGAGAAAATCGGCGTGTTGCATTATCCGCACAGCCCCAACATGTTAATTGACCCGGTGATGTCGCGCGGCGTCAACCGGGCAGGCACGCTGAAATTTAATATTTCGGTTGAGCACCCATACTACGAGTACATTGCTGACCGGCAGTGTTATTTGCGCGTGTGGAGGGATGGGAGGCTGATCTTTGAATGTCGGCCGATTCCACCGATCACCCGGGCAGACGGCATTAAATCCGTCACTTGCGAGGGCGCGCTGGCGTACCTAAACGACACGATCCAGTGGAGGAAGACCTATCATGATACATCGCCTGCGGAATACCTGCAGGATAAGATCGACTGGCACAATGCGCGCATCGGAGATGACGATCCGATGCGACAGTTTACGTCGGTCGACTGTACCGTCACCAACAGCACGGACAACGTCTATCGGCAGGACAACGACCTGCCGAACACCTTGACAAACATCCGGAAAAAACTGGTAGAACGGCTGGGTGGATATGTCGATGTCACGTATACCGTGATGACGGAAGAAGGCGGAAATGGAAACGTAGTATCGCAAACGGTAGAAAAAGGTCTGGAATATATTCCGGATCTGCCGAAGCTGGAGGGGCAGGAGGTGCGCGCAGGTGTCAACCTGCTGTCCTGCGAGACAGCGGCATCATCGGATGATTTTTACACGGTACTTATTCCTCAGGGCGCGACGCTGGAGGGGAGTGATTATCCGCTGGATATCCAATCGGTAAACGACAATCATACCTTTGTGGAATGTGCTGACGGTGTTGCGCAGTATGGCCGTATTTGGGCAGTGAAAACATGGCAGGACGTCACGGATGCTGCGAACCTGAAGGAAAAAGCGCAAGCCGACGTGGACAGCCAGCTTGACCGGCCGGAGTCAATTACCGTCAGCGCAGCTGACCTGTATTATTCCGGTGACAGTGATGCCCCGCTGGAATACGGCCACAAAATCTATGTAGCCGACAGTGCGGACGGCGTGTCCGGCTGGTTTGACTGCACGGACGAGGAAATCCATATTGCAGACCCCAGCCAGAACACATACACGCTTGGCTGCCGTCGATCCAGCATCACGCAGCTGGCCGGCGAATGGAGAGTGAAATATGGCAGTTAACATTACGCAAGAGGTCGAGAATATCCGCAATGCAACCTATGCACGGGATGTGCGGAATGCGATGGCGGACAGTCTGGCGAAGATGGCGGGCGTAGCTGGAGATGACGAGACCTTTGAACGCTATGTAACGGAAGCTACAAATCAGTATTTGCAAGAGCACCCGGATGCCGTTGCCCCGACAGATGAGCAGGTCAATGCCTGGCTGGATGCCAACGGTGTAACAACCGGCGCAACCGCCGAACAGGCGGAGCAGATCCAGCAGAACACACAGGACATCCGTTTATTTACAGAAGAACTTGAAAACAATATCAATTCACTCTCTCTGTGGGAAAGCGGACAGATCAATTCGGATGGAACGAACAATACAAACAACACCCGAATCCGCACGATCAGCTACATACCCGATAATGTCATTCGCGTCAAAGCGGACGATCAGGCAAATGTCAGGGCACAGTTGTATGCCGCAGACGGTACATTTGTGAAGGTGTCCGATCTTGGATTTACACAGGATTTTTTGGTTGCAGATGTGCTGGCAGAAGATGCGCAGGCATCAAAAATCCGGTTGATTGCCAGACACGTAAAAACGACGACGGCGATTGACACAGATTATGCGGAACATATTCAGCTGCTTACTCTGACGGACACGGAACTGACTGCCGCCGGAAAGTCGGCAGACGCAGCGGCAACCGGTGCGGCGATTGCGGCGCTGGAAAAAACAGACAGCGACCAGCAGTCACGAATCTGTAGTATTGACCATATCCTGTCCCCGGTGTGGGAACAGGGTCACATCAAGACTGCGGATGGTACAGACGGTTTGCCGACTGCAAACAGTTTTGCCCTGCGTATCCGAACAGGCTTTCTGCCGGAAGATGTGCGGAAGATCACAACGTCCCGGCTGGGATGGCTGTATCTGTTCCGCTATGACAAAGACGGAAATTTTGTGGATTATATCGATTACGAGGCGTCAGCAGAGGTGACCGATTTCGACCACAGCCAATATTTATACCGTGCGATGCTGCGCGACGGCTTGGATTATGGCGCTGCGACGGATCTGTCCTACACGGCGTATGTCAAAATCGAAAATAAGATCAACCGACCGCTTGTGCGGTTTGAAATCGACTATACTATGCGCGATGTATCCGGCGATTTGTCTGGCGTGGATTTATCTGCCGACACCCTGTCGGAGAAAACGCTGGAGCAGGTGTACAGTCTGTTTGACGGGCTGGTTACAGCGTATCCCGACTATGTGACAAAATCAGATGCAGCGGGGCTGTGCAGTATGACATACCCCGATTATGCCAACGGCGTATCGGGCAGCAGCATATATGAAGATACGCCGGCGTATCAAACATATTTGTACAAATTTTCAGAATCCAACGAATGCGCCGGAAATGATGGCACATGCAGAAAGGCGAAGCTGCTGATGATCTGCGGCGTGCATGGAAATGAATATGCCGCACCATACAATGCCTATCTGTTTGCAAAGCAGCTGTGCGACAGCGTTTTGACAGACGAAAATTTCTTCAAGCTGCGGGCGGCCTTTGATATCTATATCATCCCGTGTCTGAATGGCTATGGCATGTACCACGGACTGCGCGGCAATGCCAACGGGGTAAATATCAACAGAAATTTCCCTGTTGAGGACTGGAAGGTGCGGAGCGAAGATACGAAGGACACAGCAGCGAACAATTACAGTGGCCCATCTGCCGGAAGCGAATTTGAAACACAGCTAGTCATGAACATAACGGATTTGATTCAGCCGGATATGTGCATTGACCACCACAACTACAACAAGGAAAAATGGCAGTTCTATACAACGGTATGTGATTACCGATGGCTGGGGTTGATGTATCAGTCGTTGGTGGACTGTTCGTGCGCATTCAAAAAGAACTATCCGCAGTATTTCGGAACCGGATTTTCCCTTCTGGTAGATAAATCCGGCGCGGCGCCATCCAGCGTGTCGAAGGATAAGACGCTTTGTACGGCGTCCAAATGGTGGTATGAAAGCGGTATGACATTCGCCGCCACAGTAGAAGCAGCCGTGTCAATCAACTATACCGACGGCGTTTATACGGATACCACTACAAATTACTACGGTATGGACACGTTATCCGTCGCAGAATATACGCTGCGCAATGTGGTTTTGCACGCGGCACAGTATGTGCTGGAGAATCGATGATTAAATGGAGGTATTCATTATGAAAAAGATTATTGCTACTGTTTTAGCAACTGCCATTATTCCCACATCCACACTGGCTTGCACACCACGGTACAAGCCCGCTGTGCCTGATGTGATGGCACAGGTACGTGTGTCGGCATCAAAGGCCGGTACCGCTGTAAAAAACAATGAAGGGAATAATCCTTCCTTGGCGGCGGCTTTGGCAGCGGCGGCGGCTGCAGCTGGTGCTGCTGCTGGTTCCTCCGTGTCTTCCGGGAATAATTAAGGAGGATAAACACGTGAACGATTATTTGATTTGTTTTAAGGTATCAGTGGCCGCATTCGTAACGGCTGTCGCTGCGTTTCTCGGCTGGAAGGGCATTTTGTGTTTCGCATGGGTCGCCGCCATGGCGATTGACTATGCATCTGGTACGGCGGCCGCATGGAAGTCTGGTCACTGGTCGTCCAGTGTGGCCCGACAGGGGCTGTGGCACAAATGCGGTATGATCTTCGCGGTTGCGGTGGCTGCGATCGCAGATGGCGTGATGGACGTTGTGACAACCAATTTGCATCTGGGCATCAGCTGGCCGGGGCTTGTCCTGCCGCTGGTGCTGACCTGGTACATACTGACGGAGCTGGGCAGCGTACTGGAAAACGCTGCTGCCATGGGGGCACAGATCCCACCGTTTCTGTCCAAGGCGCTGGCGGCCGCGCAGGATGCAGTCGACGACAAAACTGACGGAGGGGGCGGCGATGGATGAAGTTACTTTGTGGGGATTGCCTGCACCTGATGCAGGACATCCCTGACGGCAGCGTGGACATGATCCTGTGTGATCTGCCGTATGGCACGACGGCATGCCGATGGGACAGCGTGATCCCGTTTGACCCGCTGTGGGAGCAGTATCGGCGCATCCTGAAGCCCGACGGCGTAGCTGTGTTATTTGCGGCGCAGCCCTTCACAACGCAGCTGATCAACAGCAATATGCGGGACTTCCGCTATTGCTGGTACTGGCGCAAGGCCAACGTGACCGGCGGCATCTTTGCCAAGGTGCAGCCCATGCGATGCATCGAAGATATCGCGGTGTTTTACCGGCGCAAGCCGACGTACAACCCACAGGGCCTGCGTAAGCTGGACGGCGGCAAAGTCAATGCCGCGAGTAAGTCCAGCGTATACGGCCAGAAGAAGAATCCGTCTGTGCAACTGTACACTGGATACCCGCATCATCTGCTGGAGTTCCGGAAGGATGCGCACCAGCTTCACCCGACACAGAAGCCGGTTGCACTGTTGGAGTATCTGATCCGCACCTATACAGTACCGGGCGAAACCGTACTGGACAACTGTATGGGCAGTGGATCCACCGGCGTCGCATGCGTCAACACCGGTCGCGATTTCATCGGGATGGAATTGGAACGGAAATATTTTGATATTGCATCGGAACGTATTTCAGCTGCCCGGAGACAGGCAGCTGCATGAGAGGAGGAATCACATTGGGCTATTCAGTCAAGTTCCAGACGGAAGAGAAATACAAATCGATCAGCTACGGCAGCAACAGCATCTATAATTCCGCCTGCGGGCCTGCCAGCCTGTGCAATGCCTTACAGGTACTTGGTATTGCGGATATCAGCATCCCGACGATGTGCCAGCTGGCGGTCAGCTGCGGTGCGCGCGTAGACGGCGGCACTGTGATGACCACACTGCTGCAGTCAGCCGCCCCTAAGTACCATTTTACATACCGCACCACCAGCAAAAATGCGGAACTGCTGGCGCACCTGAACGCTGGTGGTGTGGCCATCCTGCACAATGGCAGCGCCTACAAGCTGTTCTCCAACAGCGGGCATTTTGTGATGGCCGCAGCGGCGTCTGGACAGACGATTACCGTGCTGGACAGCTACTGGTACAGCGGGAAATATACCGCGTCGTCCATCCGGCGCAACTATGTCAGCGTGGTGGAAAAGGGTGTAGTCAAGACCAGCCTGACGCAGTGCGGCAAGGCTACGATCGACCGCAGCCCGAGCTACTACCTGATTTCGCGCGAGGTTATCAGCGACACTAAAAATACAGAAAAGGACGTGGAAGATATGACAGAATCGGATGTAAGGAAGATCATCGCAGCAGAAGCTGAAGCGCAGGCAAAGAAAGCCGTATCCAACTGGGCAACGGATGCATGGAATGCCGCCGTATCCGCGGGCGTGTTGGACGGAACAGCCCCGCAGGGTAATTTGACCCGCGAACAGTTTACCGTCGTCTTGCGCCGTCTGGGGCTGGTTGGCGGCAGTGATACGCCGTCCGGCTGGGCAGCAGATGCGTGGACAGCAGCAACCGATGCCGGTGTGCTGGATGGTACCAACCCGCATGGGATTGTGACCCGCGAAATGCTGGCTCAGGTGGCGTTTGCACTGGGTCTGCTGGACGTGGTACAGGTAGACGGCGGAACGATGGAAAGCCACAAGTCCACAGAATAATTCACAGTACGCACCGGGTAATATACCTGCTTCCCTTTACAAAAAATATAAGTTAGTTATTATAACTTCTGAAAAGGAGGTGCATCGCATGATAGATGCGGTAAGAAAAACCTGTAATGCAGGTGAAAAAACCGAATTTAAGTTCCGCGCCACAAGCATCGCGTTCAGGGTCAAAAATTTTACGTCTGGTCCGGTATGCGTCTGCCTGCGGGAATGGGATGATAGCCAGTCCATTATGGTGTCCGCCGGAATGGCGGAAACGGTCGTGTCCAACAGAGAGCCGACCGAAATGATGCAGCGGGGCACGACCGCCACCGTCATCGTGACAGCCGAACAGACGGGAACTGTGGAGGTGATCCGAGATGACTAAGCGATCGAGCGAATTTTGCGTCATGCCGTCGGGCGGGAGCTCCGGAGGCGGATCCAGCGGAGTATCGCTTGCGGCCGTTGAGGTGTTTGTGGCCGACTATAGCGTTGCCGCAGATGTGTCCGCGGAGGCGGGTGTGGTTGATGTCTACAAACGTCTCCTCGTCAGCTGATTTTCAGCTGGCCAACATGGCGGACGATCTACTTGCGCTGACGCTAGATCTGTGCGGGCGCAAAGACGACAAAACACCGCGGTTTCCACGGTTGCTTTATGACGGCTATGTGTCGCAGATCATCGCCGCCGCAGTCGCGATCCAGAAAAATATCATCATGGCCAACGAGATGCGCAGGTCGGAGGCGCGCATCAAACTGCAGCAGGATGCCGCGGCACACTGCATCTGGTTGGTACACATGATCCGCATTGCGGCGGAAAATGGCTGGATCAGCGAGAAGCAGCGCGATCGCTGGAGCAAACTTACGGTCAATGTCAAGTGGAAAATCGTTGCGTGGATGAAATCCGACACTAAGAAACGATAAAATATGGGGCAGCCCTGATTTCTGCAGCGGTCAACTGGTGGCTGCGGTCGGCAAACTCCGAGACGCAGTTCCGGTACGTGAACACCAACGGCAACGCCAACAGCAACAATGCGACGAACACCGGCAACTGGATGCGCCCCGATCTGGCGGAAACTAGCAGAAAGCCCGTCAAAGGAGGGCTGTCCCTGATACAAAATATCAATGCCGAGACCATGAGGGAGCAGGCTATACATGATATTTGATTATGATATATTATACCGTGCCTGGCAGAATTCCAGCCGTGGAAAGCACGGCGCACCGAATCAGGCGCGGTATGAATATTATCTGGAGGAAAACCTTTATCATCTGCAAGCGCAACTGGAGTCCGGCACCTTTTGTCCGTCTCCGCTGCGCACAAAGCAAATCTACATCCCAAAGCGCCGGGTTGCCCAGGTGCCCAGTCTTGTAGATAAGGTTGTTCAGCACGCCATCTGCGACAATTACGCCTATGATGCGCTGACAAGACCGCTTATCAAGGAGACTGCGGCTTGTATTCGCGGGCGCGGAGCGCGGTATGCGGTAGATCTGTTCAAGCAAAGCCTGCATCGGTTTTACCGGAAGTGCGGGCATCGTCCGTATATCCTGAAATGTGATATACATAGCTATTTTGCGACCATTCCACATGGTCGGTTGAAAGCCCTGGTTGAACGCTATATTCTTGATGACGATGTCAAACGCATCATGCTGCAGTTTGTGGACATGACGGAGGTTGGGCTTCCGCTGGGTCTTCAGCAATCTCAGCTGCTTGCAAACTTGTACTTATCGGAGATGGACCACAAAATAAAAGAGCAATTCCATGCCAAATATTATGGACGGTACATGGATGATTTTTATATCATATCGGATTCCAAAGCGGAGCTTCAGACGGTCTGGAGCTGGCTGGCTGATTACCTGGCAGGAATCGGGCTGCAATTGAACCCCAAGACGGACATTTATCATGGCGATGTGGATTTTCTGGGTTTTACCTTCCGGTTGACGGAAACCGGGAAGGTCATCGTCCGACTGCGGAAGGACAAGCGTAAGGCGCAGAAAAACCGCGTCCGGTTGATGGCGCGGCAGATTGAGGAAGGCAAGTTATTTCCGGAGCAAGCGGCACAGTCGTATGCCGGCTGGCGTACACATGCGCTGGAGGGAAACTGCAGAAATCTTGTTTTGAAAATGGATGAACGATTTGATAATCGCCTGCGGGAAGCAGGATATGAATTGAAGATCGAAGGAAGGAGTGTGGAAATATGTCCCGCACAATTGCGGAATTGACCGCAGGAGAAAAAGTATATCTGGATGAAACAATAGACGGAGTATTATCCCATGTGCCGTACATATATCTTGGACAGGACGATAGTGGAAATTGCATCATCCTGCGTGAGGCCGTTGCCATCCAGAAGCGCATGCACAGCGCCAACGTGGCCGTTTACGACGGCTGCGAGGCAGATGTGTGGCTGGAGGACGAGGACGCCGGATACCTGAGCCGCTTCGATGCGGCCACAAGGGCAGCCTTGGTATCCACCCAGATCAAATGCAACAGCATCACGACCGGAGAGATCGGTGTGATCGCGCGCAGGTGCTTTTTATTGTCGTATACAGAATTGGGCTATGCGACAACGCCGGACGAAGGCGCATCGTATCTGGCTGCCTTGCAGACAGCAACCGGCAAAACCGGAGATAATGCGCGCATCGCATACAACTCGGCCGCTGCAGCGGTCAGCTGGTGGCTGCGGTCGGCAAACTCCGAGGCGCAGTTCCGGTACGTGTACGCCAACGGCGTCGCCATCAGCAACAATGCGACGAACACCGGCCTCTGGATGCGCCCCGCTTTATCGGTCGCGCCAGCGACCATCGTGTCCGATGGCACGGAGGACACAATCTATCTGCTCCCAGATAGCGCCAAGGCGTACCGGGAGGTCGATGCAGTTGTGTACGTCGGATCATCCGATAAACGCCCCAAGCGGGCAAGGGTGATGGTAAATGCAGTAAACTGCACCAGCCTACAGCTGCGTGTAAGTAACAATGCAAAAGATGCCAGTCCGACATGGGTCAGCGTCACCAATGGTGGAACAGCCGATCTGCCCAATACCACCAAAACCACAGACGCATGGGAGCTGGGTGTGAAAATCTATGCCACATCCGGAGGTCGCGCGGAAATCGGCGAGCCGGTGGTTATAGCGGAAATGGAGGAATAATATGCCACGCATCACAGAATACATCAGCCGGACAGCGCAGGCAAATGAAAGCGCAGCAGCAGCGGAAGTCCTTACCGGCGGCAATGTAACGCCGGAACGCGCGCACCAGCTGCGCAGCGCAATCGAGGTCGCAGTGGAATCGTTTGATGATAGCATCGCGCTGGACTATCCGGAACTGGTTCAGCTGTGGTATCCCGGTACGGCCTACGCTGCGGACCAGCGTGTGAACTATAATGGCACCCTGTACAAATGTTTGCAGTCCCACACGGCGCAGGCCGACTGGTCTCCGGATGCGGCACCGTCGCTGTGGGCGCAAATCTGTGAGACCCACGCGGGCACCGCAGACGATCCTATCCCGTATGAGGGCAACATGGAGCTGACCGAAGGCCTGTACTACACGCAGGACGGCGTGATGTACCGCTGCACACGCAGTACCGGACAGTCGGTGTACCATGTTCTGGCGGAGCTGGTGGGGATGTATGTGGAGGTACAGGTATAATCAATTTATCAGTTTATCAGTGAGATTTTCTCTCTCCATTTGTTGACAAGATTTTAGCGATACGATACAATGTTCTCGCAAATAACTTTTAGGAGAAATGAAAATGTCATATGATTTCAACATTCTTTTTGTATCAGGATGCACAATTACCGCTCTTGGTCACGGTAAGCAGATCAAGATCTCAACGGTTGAGTTTGACCAATCCAATTTGGATGCGATCAAGCAGGCAGTAGAAAATGGAAATTGTATCTGTGGAAAACAGACCATCTGCGCTCGACAGTTGACGATTAGCAAAAAAGATATTGCTTGGATGGAAACTAATCCTTTTCAAAAATACCGCGTTGTGTTAGATGTCCTTATATCGAATGCGGGGTCTAACATCGTAGACTCTCCTTTGATCGAGCTGGGCTCTGTAATCTTTGATTTGGCCGGAAGCTCGTCTAGATCGGAAGATGGTCAGGAAATTGTGACATTCCAAAGCGTTCCTATTCGGCTTTATCCGGATTGTGGTGGGTATAAGGTTTTGCTGGATAGGTAGTAATGTCCTTTTGTCGTATTTTTGTCGTATCCTCCGTGAAAAAATAAAAAAGTTCACAAATGAGTGTGTTTGTGGATGAAAATGCAATTTTGTTTGCGATATTGTTGCGACAAGGCAGACTGTAAATCTGTTGTCAACGACTTCGGTGGTTCGAATCCACCACCTCCCACCAAGTATTAAAGGCTCATTCCATTTCGGAATGAGCCTTTTTTCGTAACTTTTTTGGGATTCTCGGTTTCGGTGACTTTTCTGCAAAAGTCGTTTACGATTGGTTTAGACAGGGAAATTTGGACACAAACTGGACATGGATTTATCAGACTCATCCTTCTCGGGATGGGCTTTTGCTTAGTACGGCAGTTTGTTTGCGGCTTCAATTTGTGCTGCAATGTCAGGATGGGTATATCGTTCTGTCACAGTTGTAGAACTATGACCGAGGGCGGTCTGGATGACACGAAGATTGACATTCTGGTTAACCAACTGCGTGGCATAGGTATGCCGGCAGGCGTGGGGGCTGAGATACTTCACTCCACATTCCTGCAGGAAGGATTTATACTTGTTGTGGAATGTGTTGTAGCTCATCGGTTTTCCGTGCCGGTTCGGGAAAATGTATTCAGATGTCTTGGCAATCATGGGGATGGTTTTCTGCACGGTTTCAGACAGGGCAACCGTCCGGGTCTTCCGTGATTTTGTCCACTCTCTGATTTCCCAGCCTCCGGCTTCTGACTTGGCATAGACACGCTGAATAAGCAAGGTGCCGTCATCATGTATATCTGTCCATTTCAGCGCCGCCAGCTCCTCATAACGGCATCCGGTGGACAACAGCCATAAAACAGCATACCCAAATGGATTTTGCGCACAGCGGGCAATTATGAGCCGGATTTCGTCCAGCCCGTAGAAGTGTGTTTTCTCCTGCGGAGATCGGATAGGGGAAACAGCTACCATCGGATTCTTTACCATGTAATCATTAGCAACAGCAGAATCTAGAATCATCCGCAATTCAGTGCGGATTGCTTTCTGAGCCGAGAAACTGAGAGAACGCTTCGTCTGCAAAAACTGTTCAATCATCATGGCATTGACGTGATCGACACGGACACTGCCAAGAGCGGGTGTAATATGCTTGTCTAAATACAGTTTGTAATTTTTGTATGTACCGTAGACGATGCTGTCCTTTCTGGCTGCAAGCCAAGTATCGCCCCATTCGGCAATGGTTGGTGGCTGCCTCTCCGGAGCCGGTTCATGCAGCGAATCGGTGTAGACTTTCAGCGCCTTTCGGCAATCAGCCTGTGTCTTTCCGGTAAATGTCTTACGCTTCTTCGTTCCGTCCGGCATTTCAACCATAGTACGTAAGCGCATCTTGCCGCTGGGCAGCTTTTCGTAAGTGCCCGAACCGTAATTTGAACGTGATCTGCTCATTTCGGTCAACTCCTTTACTTTACATTTTGAGTATGGTAAAATAAAGGGGCAGATCAAACCTAGCAAATTTTATCTGCCCCCTTATGGGTTCCCGTCTTGGTGCGCCAACACTAAGGCGGGATTTTTTGTTGAAATTAGTTGTATGCTATGCTATGCTGTATTCGGCACTACCAATAACGGTAGGCGGTTGTCCCTCCTCGGAGGGCTTCTTACCCTCCAATCTGAGCGAGAGGAGGGATGCCCTATGGTTACATACGAAGCGTTATTCGCTTACACGATGGTACTAATAGGCGTTGTGTCTCTGGTCATCCAGATAACAAAAAAGAAGTAACCGCCAGCTCCGGGAAAAGTTGCGGTTACTTCTAAAGTAAAACATCTTTTCAGGGACAACCGTCTATCGGTAGTGCCCTTTTTCTATCTTTAGTATAACCGCTTATAATAGAATTGTCAATGAATATATACGTTGTTTAAACATTCTAAAGTTCTTTGAGGTCGTTTAAATCAGGAATAAATTTATGAAAATGCAATGAGATGAGTATTCAACCTACCCCTTATATCCCGCCCTGATGCGCCAACACCAGGACGGGATTTTTTATTCAACCAGGGTTGCTGTGCAACGCTCTAAGGTGATGTACTGACCGTCTTTTACAGTCACGTATCTCACATCATTGAAACTTGCGTTAGTAACCCAGCTAGATACTTCACCAGAGCTGTCATTTGCAACAAGATAATATGCTGAGGCAGAGCCTGTAGGAGTTACTTTGTATTCTCCGGCAGGGATGTCAATTCCAACTTTATACATTCCAGCAGAGATAATATTTGAGTTGTTGCTATCAGATGCGGAACTGTCCGAGTTTGAATTGTCTCTGGTAAGTAGTTGAGGTTCTTCGAGCATATTTTCTTTGCCCTGGACACAACGGTCAAGACCCTGCGTAGCTGAATATATTAAATCCAAACCCAATTGCACATCACCGGTCGTTGTAGTTCCACAGGCGTTGGAGATTTGCTGGAATCCGTCGATTGCTTCTTGGCAGTATACTAAGACACGCTCGTGCAAGACTAATCTGGATGACGGTGCGTTCATATTTTCAATTTTTCGCACAGCTTTAACACCATCAACTTCATAGCCTTCTAATTCAGCTATCCATGCAGTATCAACATCATCAGATGTTGAATTGGAAACAAGTTGTAACATGTTTGTGTGAACTGTCATAATATCAGTTGTATACGACATCAAGTAGAGGTCGTAGTCGTCTGCTGTAAGAGTTGCGCCAGTTGATCCATTGTCGGACGTTGCGGTTTTGAGAGATTCTTGGGTATCATCCGTTGCTTTAGAAGTTGTTCTTCCTGTGCTACTACATCCTGTTAGTGCGGAAAGAAGCAGTGCGGAGGAAATCATAAGAGCGAGTGTGTTGTTTTTCATATGTTTATTCTCCGGTTAGTCGTGCTAATGTGCAGCACATAAAATCTATTTTTCTCTTAATATTATACTTAGTTTATATATTTATATTATATTGTTGTGGTCAAGCTTTTTTGTAACACTTTGACCTGATTTTTACTGCATAGGTTTTACGCCCCGTAGCGTGCCTCGAAAGGCGTTTTGTAATTATTATAAGAATGCGGTCGTTCATGGTTATAATGGACATACGCAAATTCTTCGATGGATGTATATAATTCTTTCTCAGAATGATAGTAATGATGATTTATCAATTCATTCTTGAGAGTGTTGTAATATCGCTCCATAGGGGCATTATCGTATGGATATCCAGCCTTGCTCATACTTTGCGTTATACCAACTGATTCGCAGTATTCTGTGAATTCCTTTGAGGTATACTGGCTTCCCTGATCCGAGTGAAGAATCAGGCAGCTGGGATCTAAGCCCGGCTGGGAATCAATTCTTGAACTGTATACAAACTGCGAGATTTTTCTTCCGTCACCGAATACAGGCTTGTGTCCGACAATTTCTCGTAGTACCTACGATCCGACTTAAACACTTCCCAATCATATGTATGTAATCGCTGAATGATCTCCTCATCTACACCCATCTCACGGAGCTGCTGTTCCTCTGCGTTCTTCCATTTGAGCCACTTTTTTTCGGCCTGTGCCTTGTTATAAGACAT